AACTCTTCAACTCCAAATAAATCTTTTATTTTGATACCTGCAAATATATTTTCCGCATTTATATTAGCTAAGCCAAGATTCTTAAAGAAGTCTGCATACTTCTTTGTGAATTCATCCCATTCGCTTTTTGGTATAATATCTTCCCAATTTAATCCAGATATAGCATCATACATTGATTTAGTATTAGATATGACTTCCAACTCTGAGGCTCCAAATTTGTCTATAAGTTGTTTACCATCGTTTATAGACTCAAATAGATATACAGCTGATGATCTAAGCTCATCAAATGCTCCTTTGGTATTAACTACTACTTTAAGTGTGTCTTTATTAATGGTCACATACTTAGCCATTGTTCCATAAGTTTCAGCAATTTGTTTACTAAGCTTTTGCAGTGCTTCTCCTTTTTCCATTTCAGCAAAGAGCTTTTCAACTGCTTCCATTCCTATCTTGAACTGAAGTGCAAAGTTAGATGCAACTTCTGAATTTTCTTGCATTGCATCCCTAATTGCCTTAACTGCAGCTCCAGCAAGCGCAGAAGCTTTACTTGAGTCATACCCCATCTTAATTAAGCTTTCACGCCAACCTTCAAAATCCTTTACTATGTCACCAACTTGAACTATGCCTTCGGCTTTTATTTTTTTGAGCTCGCTAAGAGCGTTAGCTAATTTCCAAGCATTGTCAATTATGGAAGCAGTAAGAAGAGCGGCGATTGCTGCACCGAGAGCAGCAACAAGTGGGGTTACAGTTATCAAAGTAGCTTTTAATCCAAGAAGGACTGCACCAAGCTGGCCAAACAACGCACCAATAGATTTAACTGCAACAGCTATTAAGCCTATAGTACCTGCAAGTTTTATGAACAATGAAATAGCTAATGATATTCCACCAGTTATAAGAGCAAAGGTGCCAATTACACTTAAAAATGTTCCTGCAAATGATTTTAGTTCAGGACTTACTGATTTAGCGAGGCTTGATATAGATCTAAGAAGTTCTATAAAAACTTGCAAAGCACCAGTTAGAGATGGAGATATAGATGCTACAAGTTCATCAAATGCAGCTTTTAATCTCCCAAGTTCAGCCCATAGAGATTTTATTTGCTCTTTATATGCGGTCTCAATAGATCCCTGAAGCTCATTCAGTTTATTCAGAAACTTCTCTACAGAGTCGAGATTTTGGAGCAATACGACTGCAGGTGCTCCAGCAACCGCATTGAATGCCTTAAATGCAATTGTTGAATCTCCTATTCCTGCTTTTAGGTTTCTAAGTGCATTATATAGTCCAACTACTTGTGGATTAATAGCAGTCACTGAAATACCAAAATTATCAAGTATTTCCTGAAATTCTTTGCTTGGATCTATTAAGTTCTGAAATAATGTTCTTAAAGCCCAACCAGCCCTTGAAGACCTATAACCAGCCTCATATAGTGCAGATAGCACAGCTACAACCTCATTAAATGCCACATTTGTGTTTTGTACTTGTGGAGCTATAAACTGGAATATATCGAATAATCTTGACAAAGCGGTTAATGAACCGCTTGTAGCCTCATATAATGCAGCGACCGCTTGGGACGACTGCTCGGCTGAAATACCAAATTCATGGAATACAGTTGCTACATTTCGACTTATATAAGATAGGTCACCCCCAGTAGCAACTGCAAGCTTTAAAACAGAATCGAATGCTTTAATGGAATCCTCGGCACTATATCCGATTGCCGCGAGCTCATATAATGCTTTGGACATGTCCTTGAACCCATAAGCTGTTTTGTCTATGGAATCTGTTAAGGTGCTAAGAAATTTATCATACTCTTCAGCTGTAGCTTTAGTAATAACTTGAGTAGATCTCAGAGCTCTATCTATCTCAGAAAACTTAGTAGCTGCACCAATAAGAGCGGTTTCTATGGCACCGCCAATTTTAAGGAAGGTAAAAGCCATGTCCTGAACTTGTCTTCCGAGTGCAGTAAATTCTTTAGTTACATCACGTATTTGCTTAGTTATCCCCTGAAGGACATTGGAGGTCTTATCATTTGCGATTATGTCGATTCCTATTGTGTTTTGGTTTGTGTTGGGAGGCATCTTCTAACACCCCCAATTCCGATTGTAATGTAGCTACCATAAGCCAGAAGGGAGATTCCCACCCTTCTGGCAAACCAAATTTAGCACAAAGAGCCAAAAATAACTTATCAGTATCGGTCAATTTCTCACTTTTTGCGAAATGAATTTAGTTCCATCACCTTGCCTGTTAACTCGATCAGTGTCGGCATATCTAACATCTCTATAACCGACGGGTCATAGACCACTCCATCAATGATTGCAGAGACAACACAAGCTTTTAGAAAATTAATTAAAACTTCAGGGTCAAGTTGTTGCAATTTTTCAAGTCCACCATTACCAAGGATTCTCAAAGCTTGTGTTCCGGTTAGTGGCTTTACCTTGAATATTGCATTTTCGATTTCAATATCAACAGGATCACATGTTACCAACATCAAAATCCCCTCCTCTCAAAAAATTAACCTTTATGACTGTTTAATATACATAACTGCTATAGACTTGTTATTATCTGGAGCTGTATCAAATGTTATTTTCTTTGTAGCTGAAGTATAGGTCCAATTTGAAACTACTTGGTTATCAATAGTCACAATAATAGATTCCACAACACCCGGAGTATTGGTTAGAGTAAACTCTGTAGTAGATCCATCACCTGTAAAGGTTTCCTTTCCTACCTCACCATAATAAAATGATTCGGCTGTAAGTGACCAGCTGCTTGAGACTTCTTCAGCGCTTATATCAGGTGAGGATTCGGTTACCATCATTCCAGTTAAGCAGAGACCAAGTGTATGAGATGCATTAACTGCATCTATAAACAGTATCGACAGAGACCATTTGTTGTCCGTAGGATTCCAAAGCTTAAAACCACTTGAAATATCTTCAGGTGCTATCTCCACATCTACAGAATATTCCCAAGTTCCAATTCTAAAGTCTGATGGATACATTCTTTGTACTATAGATCCAGTTCCACCATACACAGGACTCACATCTCTTGAAGCAGATATATCGATACTATTAAATTCAGGTGCTTGCTTGTTCAGTGCTATAGTGGCTTCGGCTTTGGAGAAAAGGTCATTAGGAACTGTCGGAGTTCCCGGAGTGACGGTCTCAGTGTTTTTAACCTGTAAAGTAGAATCAAATGTAACCGCATCATCCGAAGAAATTGATACACTGAAATCAGAAGCTATAGCTCCATTTAGTTGCAAGTCATGCACGCCAATAGTTAAAGGTGTGGTTCCAAGAAGCGACCCAATAATTTGGTGAGAAGTTAAAGCACCGCCAAGACCAACCTCGATTTCATATGTTAGAAATTTCGATTTAGTATATCCGCCTATAGCCTTCTTTGTTATGGTATTTGTGGTACCAGTTGGTGTTACAGAATCAACGAATGCATTGTTTGGTAAGACAAGCTTTATTTCACCGGAAGAAATTGCCATACCTACACCTCCTCTTATCTATAACTTACCGTATATATTTGACTTATTCTAACCAATATATTTCCTGAATTGTTGTATAGATAATCTATACTTGCTCCCGCATAGCTTACTATACACTTAGTATCTTCTATAGCTATAACTCTCTCTGATAATTTGTCAGCAACTGAATCTGAGATATCAAGTGCATCACTTAGCGTATCTGGCTCGATAGTCATCACTCTCTTTAGTATATCAACATTAATAGTAACACCTTTTATCATACCGTTGACTGCGTACTCTATAGATTCTTTAGAAATGTTAACCCATATAGTTGGAAAATTAGCTATCGCTTCTATATCAACCATACCAACCCTTATAGAGTAATCATTATCTTCAAATACGCTAAGCTTATCTAATACATGTTTTAAAATAGAACTCAGTTTCATTATACTCAACCCCTTTTATCTGATTACTTCTTGATATCTTGCTCCACCTGTAGTTACAGCGTGTTTATTAAATATAGCAACTATATTCTTGATATTATCATCAGATAGAACAAATAATGGTCTTGCTGGAACTCGAACTGGTCTACCCCATATCCTTGTCGTATAACCAAAATGATGATAAATTGCGTATGGGACATTTGTATAAACACTACCCACATTTCGAGTAATTGATTCCTTTATACTTTTCATTAATATTCCAGTTTTTTGCATTATTTTAGCTGGATATCCTTTTGAAGTTTTGTATTTAAGGTATTTAGGACTTAATGGAGCCCAAGGCGGTCTACCATCTGCCTCAAAGTTTTCATTTACCACCCTATGCACGTATCTTGTCGCCTCAGTTAAGGCTTGGGTCCAATCTTTTTGTATTGTTTTCTTCATGTCTACATTTATATTCACTATAAGTTTTACCATTTATCAAACTCCTCATCCGTAAAATACCTCGGATTGCTATGAACTGTAGTTGAAGGAGATATAGTTTCAACCTTTCTAAGTTGCTTTACGGATTCACTATATAACTGCCAAAAATACTGCGACATTGTGATATTTCCAACTCTTTCATATAAGCGAGCTGAGACATAATCAGTTATAACTGGAAGAACTACATCATCTGAGAGGTAAGAGAACACAGACGAATTGGTGCTATATGCTTCATTAATAAGCTCCTCAATAAAATCTATGGAAAATCTTTTATCATCATTACTTACTTTTCTCAGGTCATCTGGCATTCTAAGAGTAACCATAGAAGCATTTATCACATTATAACCTCCAATCCACAATGCAATCATAATTAACCCTCTCCCCAGAGCCAAGCTCCAGAGAGAGGATTAATCTATGTCAGGATCAGGATACGGTTACATTGAAGATTTTCACTGCATCTGAAGAAACCACATATGGTAGCGGTCTTGATAGTAAGAATATAGCCTTTTCTGTACCTTCATTAACTACATTTTCCCATACAAATGCCTCACCCATAACTGGTTTTTCAGAAATATTATAGTTCTGAATTGCAGCATACCCAAGTCTAAATGCTTTACTATCAGCAACAATTAGCTTGTCACCAGATCCAAGATAAGGCACCTGTGCTCCAGAGTCATCAGCATATGTTCCAAGGTAAACAGTAATTATTGGTAGAGCTGGGAGAGCAAGCAAATCTCTTGCATTATTGTAGGTCTTAAGTAGGACTTGTCCCATATTAAAACTTGACTTATTAACTATTGTTTGGATTTGCTTATTACCAAGAATTGCCGAGGCTACATTCTGAGTCACAAGAATAGTATCTGGATTATGACCAGCTTTTCTTATCTCATCACATGCCTCAAGAATATCTTCATATGTCTTTGAGGTCTCAGATATAGTCATGTTTTCGGGGGTGATTCCAAAATTAACGTTATAAGACCTGACACCATCATTATAATTGATCTGTCCTGAAGACAAAATCTGAGCTATCATTAGTTCTTTTCTTCTCATAGCTCTATTCTTCAGTTCTTGTACCTTTACAGCACGAATATAATCTTTATTTGAGACTACATCTTGGATTCCAGATACAGATATTAGTTCTGGATTTGCCTGAGTAAATACATCTTCTTCTGTAATTGAGTCATACTCGAATATCTGAGCTGGAGCAAGAGTGGTTTCAGTTACGGTTTTAGCAGCTTTAACTGAGCTTGGTGGATCACCTATTTTCCCCAATGTAGCAACAGTCATGCCGCCACTTTCAACTCTCACTACAATTTCAAGCATTGGACTATATTTTTTAATAGCACCAAATTTATTAATAAGAAACATATCTTCTATAGGAGCTTTTTTATATAATTCAGTAAGGAAAGTCCAGTTTGTCATTGACATATTTCTAACCTCCTCTCTTAAGCTGTTTTAGGATCGAAGATGTATATGCCGTTTCTTTGGAGCCTATATCTTACATCAGCGAGTAATGAGAAGTTTGGATATTCACCCATAATCAAGCATAGTGCATAAGGTGGATTTTGACCTGCAGAGACATCTTCTATAAGAATAGCCGATGGATCTGCAGCAAAGTATGAGAAAGTAGCAGTCACAGGAACCGCATTTCCGGGTGCTGTTGCAAAAGTAATTTTACCATACTTATAATCAACAGTATAATCTGTACCTTCGGTCTTAGTGACATTATTTACTTTCACTACAAGCGTCCCATGCACTATATCTTCCTGACCAAGTGAAAAGGTTTTTGTTGAACCATCACCAGCGCCTGAAAAAGTTCCAGAAGCAACAGCAACTATATACTTATACCCATTCCAACCGAGAACCTTAGGAGCAGACAGATTGTTGCTTGTATCAACTGGCAGTAGCGATTTTCTAACATCCAATACCATAATAATTCACCTCCTATTTCTTCCAATTCAATAATTCGGCTATTTTATCCACAATCTCATTCTGTTTTGTGCTTGTTTCAGTATCAACGGACACCTGTTTCATCACTATACTATTTGTAGCTTTTAGGACTTCGTCGAAGACGTCTGTTGTAGCCTTGCCTTCAAGTACCTTTTGTTTCATGACATTAATCAAAGCTGGTGGTTTTCCCTCAGAAATTCTATCTCTTGCCCACAATTCAACCTTAAGTTCCTCAAGTTCCTTCTTACTTTTCTGTAATTCTTGCATTAGTTCAGAATTTTGAGATTTCTCAACTGGTTCTGGATATGCTTCTGGATAGCCATAACCTTCAAGCGACTTTTTCAGATTCTCAAGAGCAGCAGCTATCGCATTTGGTATTTCCTTAAATTCCTCTTGCACCTTATCTAAAAATTCCTTAACAAAAGCCACGATATCTTTTTGTTTCTCATTTTCTTTAATTACAACCTCATTAGCTACCTTTTGTTCTTCTGTTAGTTCATTTATTATTTCGTTGTTGTCCATATTTAAACCTCCTTTCTCCTTCTTTATAATAAACCTCGCCTTCTCAACAGCTGGATCGCTAACAAAATGCACTGAAAAAACTGATAGATTCTTTAATTTATATTTTTTCTTATTTTCTCTCATTATCTCAACTCCTCTCTCATAGCCATTCCATCGATTGAAAATCCAGTTATATCCCCAGCTTCAATTAGTTTCCAAAGTTCATCTGAGAGGATTTTAACACCTAAAAGCCAAGTTCCTTTTTTGACCACAACGTTATCGAGCATTATATCTGTCGGAGCAACAAATGAATCTGTTACCACCACCTCATCATTAGATATCAATTCCTTATGTAAAATACCCAATTTTCTATAGTTATTCAGCCATTCTGATGCTGCATTTCTAATTTCCTGCTCATCCACAATATCTCCATACCAATCTGGCTCATTTGGAACAAGCACAGGAGCGAGTACATAATGATCTACTGTTCCCTTTAATATTTTAACATATTTTGAGACGATAGATACAAGTTCGGGACTTTTGTTTTCATTTGGATTAGACCAGACTAAGTATTTTTGATGCTTTTCTCTAAGCTCATTAACCACATCTTCCTTACTATTTTTCTCAGCATAAGGTGTCTGATCGCTTGGTTTTTCGATTAGCCATATTCTACCTTTTCCAATTGGAGCGTATTCTATCAGGTACCTTCCTTTTAATTTACTTCCATACATGAATATTTCTATAAGATGCTGACGCCAAACACCTACTCTATATTCGCCTTCATCCACCTTAAAGAATTTTGCATATTTCTTACTGGTGGATCCAACTTCATTTGGTTCAGATACATATGGTGGATCGCCAATCTTCAGCCACACATCAGGCTGTGCAAGCTTGAAAGCACCTTGTAGTTTGAAGTTGGCGTTCATATTAGTCAGGTTTTTTCCATTAAGGACATCAGAAGGATCGCCAAGGAAGACAGTAAATCCCCACAGTGTGTCATCTCTTGCTGTAAATCTAAGATCGCCATGTACAGATCTTCCTTTTTTCAACAATTCTTCAATTCCAAGATCTATTTCACTCTCTTCAAGACCTCTAAAGTGCAACTGGTATACAAATTTTCCTTTCCCATTTTCAGGAAACATATTATACCAATTTTCTTGCCAGTATCTATCTGCTATTTCGCTTCTTGTATCTTGGTCTTCGCTTTTACCGATAGTCCTTTTTAGACATTTTTTTCTATCTGCGAGATCAATTATTTGATCTAAAGTATAACTTGGTCTAACATCACGTGACATTACCTTTGGCTTTCCCCAAGAAATCGACCCGTCCTTGTTTAGTATGATCTCTTCTACCATAACGCTTATAGTGTCTCCAACATCAGCTATTTTTTCATCTGTGACAAATGTTTTTCCAATGATTAAATATCCACCATCTTTCCTACACGAACAAGTATAAGTGTAACCATTCTTTGTGTGATCTACCTTTTCTACTCTGACTTTTATTTCACACCATAGCTTGTATTTTGCATAATCGTCTGTTGCACCAAATGTATATGGCATATCCAATTTTCTTGCTACAACCCCTTCTGTTTTGAAGTCATGGTATTTCCAATTCACAGCTTTTTCACATGCATCAAAGAAGGAAGATTTATCAACAGCTATATACTGTGGCAGTGTAATAATATGTTCCGAAGAAAACACCTTCTTCAAGATTGCATACCTTTCCGAGAATGGTGATCTGCTTATATCCGATCCAAAGTACAATATGTCATACACAAACAAATATGGAGTTCCCTCATATTTTTCAGACAGGAAAGAAATTATTTCTGGTCTTGAATATGCGGTTCTTTCATCCTTTTCAACAAGCAGTTCACCTTCAATTATATAATCTTCATTTGTGAGTAATTTAGCTTCATCACTTATGATTTTTAGCTCATCTGAATAATCTTCTTCTTGGTCTTCGAAGTATATCTTAACTTTATCTCCACCCTTATGTACTATAGTTCTGAATCCATCCATTTTTGGTGAAACTGCAATTTCAGATTTTTGCATTTTATCTTCAGCCCAATTTTTCCATAGTTCATCCGCTGAAAAGAATTCGGTATAACCAGCAAGGTATGGCTTCTGTAGGTTGTATCTTCTAAATGGAGTTATTCCTTTCTTGATTACCCCATAATCCTCATTTTGTACTAAGACGAGGTCGTATACTGGAATATATTCAGAATGTGCTCCTTGCGGATTTGGTATATAATGAAGCACACCATTTTTGTTGGGGTCAAACATATTACGTAATGGGAGCTCTATATTTTCGGATTTAATTACAAATCCATCAGTGGTCTTATCGGCTCGTATAAGTACATCTAAATCGCCAATGGTATCTTTCTCCTTAGTGTAAGATCCTACAAAACAGATAAAATCTTTGACTACAGTTACCATCTTCTTACTCAGTGGCAGGTAATCATCTATTTCATCCACTCTGTTATGAGTTAAGTTACGTCTAAGCATTTCAGCCACAACCAACGCATGTAAATTAGATATATCTTCCTTGGAATACTCCTTAGTTCTACCAAACAACTCATGCAATCTATGATGTAGACTGATTAGCTCCTCGTTGTCTACCTTTCTAATAGAAACAGGATTAATCTCATTGAGTTTCATATTAACCGCCTCCAGATAATAGATTTAATATCATAGTTCTATCTTCATCCCGTACATCTGAAGGATAACGCATCATAATATTAGGAGTAATTTTGTTTGGTATATTTTTATCATAAATAGTGATTACTTCTAAGGAGGACCTGCAATTGACATGCAAAGGTGGAGTATTTTCAGCGAGTGTGCCGACATCATCTTTTGGTATAAACAATCCATTTCTCACTCTACACATTTCGGTTGTTCTATCATCAAGAACAGCCACAAATTTATATCCAATAACTTCATCTGAGCTATAAGTTTTTTCAAGCACACCAAGGTTGAAAGCTCTTGTAAATTCTGTTCTATATATTTTTCTTAATTTAGTCTCTTTCAATGCATCAAACAATGCATCTATGTTATTTCTTATTTCTTCTGGAGTCAATTTTTCACAAGACTGATTAATATAAGTCACTATTGAGTTTGTTAGATCGTTAGCCACATTTTTCAGAATATACTTAGTGTAATCACTTGGCGACATATAAAAATCATCATAGTCAACTTCCTGAGTACTAATGCCAAATGTGAGCAATAGTATTATGATGTCTCTATACTTATTCCATATGTACTTAAGCACATTATTCCATTTATTATCGAGATTCTCTATATTTGGAGCTGACTCAATTCCTTTCTCAACTTTCATTGATAAGATTTTTCCATTAGCCCAAGTATACCCAAGAACATAATTTACCACAATTCCAGTTAGAATGCTCTTGTTTATATTACCAATAGAACTTTCTGGAATTTGTCCAGTTTCAGAAAAATAGTCCAAATTAGACACAATTATACTTTTTAGAGAATTCAATTCTTTATCTATATAATTTCCAACAAAAGATATAGT